CCCTACCATATAGGCGTGGTGTGTTCTTACGTTTGTTTACCGTAATTTTTATTTCACGTCGAACAACGTGGGGTGTTGGAAGTCGTTGCGCTTGCGTGTCGTGTTCCGGTGGGCGCGGTCGTATCGGTTGTGGTGCATCTGGCAGGCCGCCAGCAGGTTATCATCATCGCAGTTCGCGGGGTCATGGTCTAGGTGCATGGTGGTTAGAACCACTTTGCTCCCGGTGAGGGGGGATGGCTCCCCGTGCATTGCCTGACAGCGAACACCATCATCCTTCCACTCACACCGACCGCCGGCCCGTTCAAAGCGTATGCGGCGGCTGATTTCCGGCCAGTCTTTCGGATACTTCCCTCTGTTCTCCGGCAGGATTGGCATGGCTATACGCTCATTACTTGCTTGATGGGGGATAGTGCTGCACGGGGCAGGTTTGGATTGCTGGAGGGATGGTGCAGGTGCAACGCCTGTCCAGGTGAGTGTTGAGGCGAGTGAGCGCCGAGGATATGAGCTGCGGCACAGCGTCCACTACTTCATCGTCGTCCATCTTGCGGCCGCGATTGATGGCCGTCTTGACGTAAAACTCCCGTCCATCACTTCGCATGGCGTAGAGAACGACGCACATACCTCCCTCGTTGAGCATCTTCGGGCCGTCCATCGTTGGCATCATTGGTTCCCAGCAATACCTGGACACTGGCCGGGGAAACAGTGTGTGGTTGGGAGTTATTTTCAGTTTGCGGATGGTTCGTTTGATGATGGCGTTCTGTTCTGCAATTGACAAAGCATCCTCCGGGAGAGAGTCAGGCGGCGTTGCTGGATACGCGGCGATCCCATCCTTCGCCAGATAGTGTCCATAGCTCAAACACATCCTTCAACCCACTGTCAAGTAAAACTTTTTTAATCTGTTTTTCGTATTTTACTTGCAATCCATCAAAGTCTATGCTAGGGGCTAAAAGGACTATGAGATTTGATTTTCTATGTACGGCAAGTTTCAGGTGTTTGAACCAGGTGTTGTATGTTTGCGGACTTACCTCCCGCGAAATGATGTCGTGGAAGATTTGAGCGGGATGGGTGATTAGCCGCAGACATCCAGTTTCGTCACATTCCCTGCTGATAGCCGACTGGAAGGCTTGCTCAGTTTGCTTGATTTTAGCGGGTATTCGGGGAATTTGAGACGTGGTTGGCTTGCCATATCGGTCTTTCCTTCCACTGACGTAGCTGGGGAGTAGGGATAGCCACTGTTGGGGAGGCTGCGCTGGATCTACCTCGCTGGCAAAGCGAGTGGCTACGCATCGCACAAGGACTTCCGCCGGCCACTGAGACTCAGGGTAATCCCGACAGAGCAAGACCAGGCATTTTTCCGCCGCCGGAGGCCAGATGGTTTTTCCACCCAGAGCTGCCGATTGACACTGGCGAACGGCCGCCCTGATGTGATCCTTGCGCGATAGTTGCTTTGGCGTGGGGGGAGTGAGTGAAAAATCTTGCTGGGTCTGAGACTGCGAAGCAGATTCCCTCCCCGACGCCGAAGGCGGAGGGGGTAGGGGGAGGGTTTTACTTCTTCTTTCTTTAATCATTAAAGGGGATGGTTTTGTGTCCCTACCAGGGACACTAGTGTCCCTACCAGGGACACAGGGGAGCTGTTTTGACTCAATTTGTGTCCCTACCAGGGACACAGTGCCACTCACCAGCAATTCCTTTAAATCCGTCAAAGCATAGGATGGCGACGAGTTTCCAGTTGAATCCTCGACCACTATAAGCATCCTGTTTTCAACGATTTTCTTAATTGCGCGGTCGGCTTGAGACTTCGACATTCCAGTCCCAGAAGCAACCATTCGTACAGATATACGCAAATCTGGATTTTTAAATACAGAGGCCGCCATGTAGGTATACGCGGCCAATCCGAAGGGACCGACCAGCGGGGCGAAGTGGGTAATCACTTCGGTGTCCATCCAGAACCAGTATTCCCCCGGCTTGCGCTGGTCTCTCAGTTTAACTTCCGTATTCATGTGTTACTCCCTCTACATTCCAGGCATCGGCCGCTGAGATGTGGGAGTCACCTCTTCGGGTACAACAGTGATCATGGCTTCGGTGGTGAGCATCATGCCGGCGATGGACGCGGCGTTGATGAGTGCGTTGCGAGTGACCTTTGTGGGGTCAATGATTCCTGCGGCCACCATGTCGTCGCAATAGAGTCCAGTGAGTGCATCGTAGCCGTAGTTCGGATTGTCGGCGGAAAGAGACACCTGCTTACAGACGTTCAAGCCGTCCATTCCACAGTTGAAGGCAATCTGAGCAAGAGGAACAGAGAGCGACTTGGATACCAAATAAGCACCCTGCCGTTCATCCTCATCGTTCAAAGTGTCCGTGAATCCCGAAAGAGAGGACAGGGACTTGGAGCAGCGAATAAGTGCCACTCCTCCTCCCGGTACGATACCCTCCGCAATCGCCGCCCGCGTTGCGTGAACAGCATCCTCCACGCGATCCTTCTTCTCCTTCATCTCCAACTCGGTCGGCGCCCCAACCTTGATAACCGCCACGCCACCTACCAGCTTGGCAAGGCGCTCCCGCAGCTTGTTCAACTCGAACTCCGCTTTGCAGTTATCAATAAGTGAGCGGATGATGGATGCGCGTCCCTCCACGGATTCGCGTGTGCCGCAGCCGCCAATGATGGTGGTGGTGTCCGTGGTGACGGTGATGGTGGTGGCAGAACCGAATACATCATCCGTTATTTTGCTGAGACGTATGCCGCTTTCATCGGTGACGACCTTTGCGCCGGTGATGGCAGCAATGTCGTGGAGGACTTCGATCTGCTGTGGACCAAATCCGGGAGCCTTGATTGCACAGGCGCGTATGCGTCCGTGGACATGGTTAAGAGCAAGTGCCTGGAGAGCCATGCCACTGACATCGGGAGCAATGATGAAAAACTGCTTCTGTTTGGCGGCGCACCGGTCCGCGATGGACTTGACCTCATCCACCGCCGTCAACGGCTTGGCCGACACGAGAACCCACGCATCGTTGAGTGTGCTGGACATCTTCTGCGGATCGGTGATGAAGTAGGGCGAGATGTATCCACGCTCAAAGCACATCCCTTCGACCACGACGAGTTCGTTGTCCATTGTCTGCGACTCTTCGACGGCCACAACCCCCTCTTTGCCGACACGCTTCACGGCATCGGCAATCATCAGGCCGATTTGCTCATCTCCATTGGCGGAGATGGTTCCAATCTTGGGAATCATCTCATCCGTGACGGGAATAGAGATGGAGTTGAGTATGCCGCCGTTGTAGGACGCGGAATAGCCCCCATCGCCACGGCGAACCCTCTCCCCGACAATGGCCGCAACCGCCTTGTCAATCCCGCGCTTTAGCGCCATTGGGTTTGCCCCGGACTTCACCATCGCAAGGCCATCGGAAAAAATAGACTGAGCGAGGACGGTTGCCGTGGTGGTTCCGTCGCCGGCCACATCGGATGTCTTGAGAGCGACCTGACGAAGCATCTGGGCGCCGATGTTTTGAACGGGGTCTTTCAGTTCAATCTCGCGGGCGACCGTGACACCATCCTTCGTGATGGTGGGAGCGCCAAATGGCTTCTCAATGACCACATTGCGCCCACGCGGTCCTAGCGTGACCTTGACGGCATCGGAAAGAATGTTCACCCCTTGCAGGATGGCATCGCGTGATTTATCTCCGTGCAGAATCTCTTTTGACATTGTTCTCTCTCTTTCTGGGAGCGGATTTTTAATGCTATGAATTGTTCCTTGTGGCGGGGTCGAAGCCAAGAACTTCTTCCTCGCGCATACATTTGAAATCTTCCCCGCTGATGTTGATGTCCGTTCCGGCGTACTTGCCGAACGATACAACGTCGCCCTCGCGGAGCGTCATGGGTATCAACTGGCCGGTGTCGGCGTAAAATCCCGGACCGCAGACGACGACGGTTCCACGCTGGGGCTTTTCTTTTGCATCTTCGGGAACGATGAAATCCCCCTCGGATTCTTGAATGACGCGAACCAAAACACGGTCGCGCATGGGGGTGAACGAAGGCTTTGACATCAGGTGCTCCTTTGTGTGGGTAGAGGATAAAGAGAATGAAACCGTTCCAAAAACATTTTCTCCGCAACTTGAGGCTCCCAGCAGGCAATGGATACCGGAGCAAGTTCGCCCACTTCTTCATTGCCGCACAGAAGCTTCATTTCGTTGTTGCGGATCACCTCGTCCATTTGATTGACGAGGTGAGGGATGTGAGCGGTGAGTCCAAATGCGGCACAGACGGACACCATGACGCGGGAATGAAGAAGGCGATAGGTGGTCAGTTCGGCAAGTTCCCGAACGGGTGCAGCCATGTCTCCAAGATAGGCTTCGGGGGCATCGTGCAAAAGCGCCCAGAGCTGCGTTTCTGGTTCGTCACCGACAAGCATGCTGACCAAAAAACTGTGTTCCGCGACAGAGTAGAAGCGGTTGACGTGTCCCATATATCGGCACTGCATGGAAAGCGAGTGGGCGATGTCTTCGATGCTGACGCTGGCTGGGTCGGGATGCTTGACATCCATGACGCGATCCGAGAGCGTTCTGACAACGCCTAGTTCAAACAGTGCAGATTCCATAGCGGTTCCCTAAAAATAAAATGGTTTCCAGCCTCCGGGGAAGTGGAGGCCGTGTTGCCATACGGAGACAGTTTTATGCTGTATTGCGCGATGCGTCAAGAATTATTTTTTGAAGGCGAAGTTCGGTAAAGCAAAGCCGCACAGGATTGGCGCGGAAAAGGCAGGCAAAATACCCTAAAAAGATTTTGGTTGTCACATACGTCGAACGGGTGTATACAGGAAAAGTGCATTACCAAGCAAGAGTGGGCTGCTTACAAAAAAATACTTTTTCTCCCAGAGGAAGACATGGAAAAGAAAAGCTACTTGATTGAGTGCAAGGACGACATGAGCGCGGAGGAGTTAATTGACGCGCTTGAGGCGTTGAGCGAAGCATCGCATTTCCTGTACACCTGCGCGATACGCGGTGTTGGAAAACACGCCAACGAGCCGGATATGCAAGCACTTGTATCGTGCGCCGGAAGCGCCAATGTGGCTTGCCACTATGCCCGCGTGATTGCGGGCGGCGGCATGGTTCCCAGCGGAGCATCCCCGTTTCCCGGCGGACGGCCAAACTAAAGCGGAGCGACGAAGATGAAAAAAGAGAAGTGCGAAGGTTGCGCGGCACTGGCGGCTCAATTGAAAGAAGCAAGGAAAGACCGGGACGCCACGCTCAAAAGCCTGTCCGCAATTAGAAAAGGTATGCGGCGCATAGCCCATGCGGCCGAGATGCTGGCCGGGGCTAAGGCAGGACGATACGAAGAGCGAATCATGCTCGGATTGCGGCTGGCGGAGAGCGTTGGCATGGTTGACGTGACGCGCAACCTGTGCGCCCTGGTATCCGGCATCAGCCCGAACAGCGGACACTTCAACCAGGCCATTGCCGACCTTGCGAAGCGAGGATGGATTGAGCCTCCACGCAAGGACAGCGTTACCCTTAGCGTGAAGGGAAAATCCATGTTTCCATTGCCGGACGAAAAACTGACACGCGAAGAGTATGTGCGGAACATCCGGCGTTCCCTTGGCGACGAAGCCTGTGAACTTGCGGAGATGGTCGCCGCTCAGGGAAGCATTGGAATACGGCGCGAGATGCTTTGCGTGAACAGCAAGTATGCACCGTCCTCCCACAAGTTCGCGCAGTTGATGTCAAAGTTGCGTTCGTTGGGGCTGATCGAGTACGGACCGAACCAGACGGTAAAGGCAACCGCTATGCTGCTGATGAAGGAGTTGAAGGCATGAGCGGACATCTCCACATCGTGATTGACGGGCTTCTTCCGCCCAGCGTGAACGCTTATGTGCGCCACACGAGAGCGGGGGCGCATTACAAGACGAGCGAGGCCACGGCTTTCCTTGACGCGGCGGTGTTATTTTCCCGCAAAGCAGAAGCAAAACAAGGAGAACTCCCAAAACTAAAATCCACGCGGTACGAAGTGATGGTGGTGGTGTATCAGGGCAAAGGAGACCGTGGGGATATTGACAACCGGGCGAAGTTGCCGCTGGACGCACTTGTGGCAGCGAGGGTTATCACGAGCGATGCCGCCGTTGTGGACTGCACGTTGCGGAAGAGGGAGGACAGGAACGCTCCGAGGACGGAGATATGGGTGAGGGAAGCAAGACCCGCTACAACTACCGGATGGGGGGGGGGGCATGAGTGACGGCGTTGTAGTGACGGAGCAAGACATTAAGACAGCAGAAGAGTTTATGATGAAAGCCTTCGGCATCGAGAAGCAAAAGCCGAAGTACGCCATTGAACACCGCGACCTTGCAAAGTTGATGGCTCTGTATAAGAACGCCACAGTGGAGAAGTGATGGTTGATCCTATCAAGACGAGAGTGGTACACGAGCAAACCCGCAGGGACTTCCATTCACAGCGGAAGCATTTGCGCGAAGTCCGCTTGAGGCAGATAGAGCAGCATGAAGAGCCGAAGCCGATGGTAGTGGTGGGAGAGAAGAGCGGCAGGGCGTACAGGTTTCCATTTGAGATTGGGAAGCAGGAATATCACGCAGACCCAGACACCTACAAAGACCAGTACCGCAACCCGGAAAGAGGACCAGCGGCCATTACAGACACGCCGGACGAGGAGCAGGCGGCAGTGGCCGAGATAGTAAGAGAGGCACTGGAGAAGGCACACGCACCGATGCAGCTTGGAGTCATGAAGAACGGGAAGATGGTTCCGGTATTTGAGGAATCTCCACACCCGGAACAGATGGAGGGAGAAAGCGATGAAGAATGGTTTGCCCGCGTCAGCCGCAGTTACAGTGAGGAAGCCACGGAAGGCGACACCACAGACGGGGCCGCAGGACGCGATACTGACGATCATCGGTAGGCCGCCGGCGCTGATACGAGTGCAGGACGACCGCGACCTTGCGCTTGCGAAGAGAGTGGCGGAACTTTTTCCGAAGATACACATCATCACGCCTTCCCTGACGTTGCTTCATGGCGCGGAGTCGAATACTCCGCCTCCAACAGTAGCAACATTTTTCAATCCAAAACCCCGCATACCTTCCGACGACCCTTCGATAATCCCAGCACCGCAGACTCAGCCGGCGCAACAGCAGGCCGACCCGAATGTTTGCGTCCGCTGCCAGGGGACGGGACAGACGGCGAGAGGCCCGTGCGCGGTATGCGGCGGAAGGGGAAGGATGAGGAGCCAGAGGGCATAGATGGCACACATTGGGGAGTACCTGCATGACGGGCGGTTGCAGTGTGGAGGGGTTAACCATCCACAGGGGCAGAGCCGCGACACGATGTATTTTTTGGAGAAGAACGGAGGTTTTATGGCCTTTGGCTGTAAGATATGCACGGAGATTCACCGCACCCCGCAACTTCATTTCCTTGCCGCAAGCAAGGAGAACACCAAAATCCTAAGCAAAACGAGAAAGGCGGAGAAAATTGAGCGCAACGAACACGGCACGATCATCAGTTTCCGGTAAGAAAACGAAGAAAGACAACCGCTTCCAGAAGGCAGTGAACACACGCTGGCAGGAGCGTTTTGAGAGCGAGGAAGCCTGCAAGGAGTATTTTCTAAACTGCGATCTGAGCGACGGCGTTCAGGAGTTGGGAAAACTCCGCAAGATGGTGGAGATTGCGTCGAACGCCTACAACGAGAACATCCAGCGCGGTCAGGGTGAGATTTGCGCGAACCCGAAGTGCCGGAAGGTAATGGGGCCATCCAACCCGCACTACAACCGCCAAGTGATCAAGGACAAGGACAGTGGCAAGGTAAGGAACGTGTTCACTTGCAGCCGCGCCTGCTACCTTGCGGTGTGGGCTACGAAGGGCAACCCGGAAGACCTGGCGGCGGCAAGGACGTAGCCGCATGATGGACTTACGCAAGGCGGAAGTTTTTATGGGGGGATTTGAAATCCGATCCCGTAAGAGAAACCGCCCTGTCCGCTTCCACCTGAACCCATCGCAGAAGAAGATTATCCAGATGTGCATCGAACACTGCGACGAGGGAAAGCGGATGTACGTCATTTTCCTCAAAGCGAGGCGGCTGGGAGTGACCACGTTCGTCCGCGCATTGGCGAACTGCCACCTGCTATACAAGGAACACGCCAGCGCAATCATCATGGCGCAGCTCAAGACGGTGGCGAGTTCCATCTTCCAGGAATCGGTGAAACTGGCGAAGCAAGTACCGTTGCCGAAGTCGAGCATCAAGACGACGCAACAGTTGCTGCAATTCACCAGCGTACCGTCTGAATTGACGTGGAACACGGCCAACAGCGTAGTGGGAACACGCGGACTGGCCTACACCAACCTCCATGCCACAGAGGCCGCATACTACGAAAACTCGGAGGTATTTACGGCGGCGCTGAGTACCCTGTCTGACGACCCGGACAATATGTCGTTCATCGAGACGACGGCGAATGGCAAGGAAGGTCCGGGCAAGGCGTACCACGACTGGTGGCAGGCGGCGGTGGCTGGGGACAACGAGTATCTTCCCATCTTTTTGCCGTGGTGGGAAGACCCCGAATATGTGAGGCCGGCTACGGAAGCGATGGACGCGCCCAGAGACGACTACGAGCGTTATTTGATGAAGGAGTTGCACCTGAGCAGGGAGAGGATAGCGTTCTACCGCTACACGCTGGCGAACAAATGCAGCAACCAGCTTTCCCGCTGGCGGAAGGAGTATCCCGGAACGCCGGAGGAGGCGTTTGAATCCACGGGCGCTCCGGTATTCGACTTTGACGACACGTCGAAATCCCGCAAGGGATGCAGGGAGCCGAAGGCGAGGATGGAACTGTTGGCGCGGCGCGACCGGAACGGATTGCGCGTAGTGATCGAGACCCCGAAGGACGCGAGATTCTGCCTTTACGAAAAGCCCCACCCAAAGGCGCATTACTTTATGGGGGTGGTGAGGGGAGTGCCGACAGACCCGGAGGAGGACAACACCGAATCCCTGGCGATGGTGGTCTGGAATGGTGAGACGGGGAGGCAGGCGGCGCGGTTTGTAGACCGCTTGAATCCAGCCAATGCCACCGACCTTGTATGCGCCCTAGCCACACTGTTCAACCGGGCGATGGTGAATGTGGATCAGGGAAATGGCGGGTATGGGACGCACATCATCCAGGAGTTGCGGGACAAGTGGCGGTACAACAACCAGTACCGATGGAAAGGCCGCAACGACAAGACGACGATGGAGATGGGCGGAAAGACTCTGGGTTTCAGCGTATCGGAGTTCACGCGGAACATGACGCTGAACAGCTTCATCACCTCGCTCAAGCGCGGAGAGGTATCCCCGGCGGACGAGATGTTTGTGGACCAGATGTCCGCCGTGCAGTGGGAGGACTACTACCCCTATGAGCCGGAGGCCGGTGAGAGCGATGTGTTCTGGGCGGGTATGCTGGGATGGATTGCAAGGACGCAGCACCATCCGCGTCGCTGCGAAGATTTTCTGCCATTTGTTGACTTGGAGGAGTATGATGATGCCATTCAAACCGTACCCCACCAGAAGTCTCCATTCTCCACCCCGTTGATGTACGAGGGGGAACTTGAGGATGGAGGATTGGGCGGAATGACATTGCAGCACCACCTGAACGCCAGAGACCGAAAGGAGACCGAGTATGGCGCATAAGAAGTCCACTCCCGGAACCACACACCCAGAGAAGAAAAACACCGAACTTCCGGTGGAAGAGCAGGCGGCAAGCAACGTGCAGCCGATAGATTCCGCCCCGCCCCGCAGGGCGAGAAAGCCGAAGGCGGAGGAGCCGGAGATACACATCAGCGAAGAGTTGATGAGCAACCCGGACAAACTCAACTTCGTGCTGCTGGCCGCGTTGCTGGCGAAGAGCAAGAAGCCCGTACTGTTCAGCCAGGACGACCTGGACATTGACGACGGTGCGGTGAACATCGTTTTTGCCAAGACAAGCGACAACAAGAACGTGGTGGTCCAGCTTGTGTCGTCGGAGAGCGGAATCATCAAGACCCCGGAGAAGAAGGGAGCCACATGGCCGATCAGCGATCCGTTGCAGTACCGTCCCCTGCCGACAAACACGGCGCAGCAATTCCCCGGCGAGGGAGCAGGACCCATGCCGGCGGTAAGGATGATGGAAGCGGCAGCACCGCCACCGGACGCCGCCGAGCGCGTCCAGCAGCAGCGGAAGGCGGAGCAGCCGAACCCGTTTCCGTTCCAAGTGGGGGACAGGCCGGAGACGGCGGCGACGTTCGACCTGGGCAACTACGCGAACAACGCGGAACTGAGGGCGGACCGGAGGGTTCAGGAGGAGCAGGCGGCACTGTCGAGGCCAGAAAGCCAGTAAACGCAGCCGAACAGAAGCGAATCCGACTTGAATCCGCGCAGTCCCCGCTGGACAAGATGTTCAGGAGCTACGCGAAGGCGGTAGAGGAGGGAAGGGAGGACGAGGCGTACACGGAGTTGAGGCGCGAGTTCTGCGATGAAGCGCCCACCCTGATTACGCTGGAGTTGCTTACACTGGACTCCGCCATCAAACTGCTTATGACCCTTGACGACCGCATTAAGGAAGAAACCAAGCCGAACAAGGGGGGTACGGACGAGGAGAGGCTAAGAAACTTCTTGACGGCGGCTGAGGAGCAGGGGGAAGATAGAGAAGATGCTTGACCTTAAGACAAGTGTGAAGAGCAAGCCGGCACAAGACCCCCGTGTGCGCCACATAGACGAGTGGCAGCAGCTTTCAGAGCGCAAGCGCGAAGAGGCTCTGGGGAAGAACTTCTACGAGGACAACAAGGCGTTTTTCACGATGTCGGAGAACATCGTGGCGCCGCGCTACCGCCCCGCCGTGCAGATACCCGAATTGCAGATGATGTGCATGAGGGAGGCCAACGACCTGAGCGAGTTCCAGCCGACGGTCTACATCTACTCCAACGCCGCCAACAAGCGCGAGGAGACGATAGAGAAGGCGTTCCACGCGCAATGGAACGAGACCGCAGTCCCCTACCACCTGCTATTTGCGAACATCTGGGCGCAGTATTGCGGAACGGGATTTTTGCAGCACGGGCTTGATCCGCGGGCGCGTAACGGAAACGGGAAGATGTGGGTGAAATCCCGCGACCCGCGCACGGTACACATTGACCCCGCCGCCGACTACACCTGCAACTGGTCGTATGTGATCCTTGAGGATTATATGCACCTTGAGATGGTGAAGCAGCGTTACCCGGAGAAGGCGAAGTTCCTGCCGAAGTACCCCACCAACAGTTCAAGGGATATACGCGGACAGGAGAGCCAGAGCGGGTTCCGCCTGCCGGACGGACCGTTCCAATCCATGCCGCCGTTCAACAGCGTGGGGGTTCGGACGGGCATGACGACGAGGGTGAGGACGATTTTCTGCGAGGACTACACGCGGGAGATTGTGGGCGAACCCATGCCGGAGCAGGAGCCGAAAATGCGGTGGAAGTACCCCGGCGGCCGGATGCTGGTGGAGTGCGAGGGAGTGATTCTGGTGGACGGACCGAACCCCTTCCCACATGGGGTGTTTCCCATCGTCCCGGTGTGGGCCACGCCGCCACTGTACGGGATATGGGCTGTTCCGCCAGTGCGGTACACCATCAACCTGCAAAATCTGGCGGAGAAGTTCTACTCCCAGACCTACGAGAACGCCTACCGCCTGAACAACGGGATATGGTTCATCCCGGAGTCCAGCGAAATCAAGCAATCGGACTTTGGCGGCGTACCCGGAGAGAAGCAGACCTACAAGGGCGACAAGGTTCCGACGTTCGTATCCCCGCCGTCTTTCCCGGACAGCACCGTGAAGATGCCGGACATCCTATTGCAGAAGCAGCGAGAGTTGCAGGGATTCAACGACAGCCGGCGCGGAGAGGCGGGGCAGGGCAACGTATCGGTTGACCTGTTTGACGCATCGGTGATGCGTTCGCAGGGCATGACGCAGTTGCGCGGGCGCATGGCATCTCAGAGCGTGTCGAGGCTGGCGATGGGAATGACGTACACGATGATCGAGTACCTTCCCGACCAGGTGATACCGTACAAGGACAATGCGGGCTTTCAAACGCTGGAATGGAAGAAGCCGGAGGACAAAGACCCGACACTGTTCCTTGACCCAGGTGCGTTCCACACGCAATCGCAGGCGGTGGTTCGCAGGGTTGCAGCCGACCTGATGAACAAGGGCATACTGCCGCTGGCGGAGGGGCTGGAATTGATAGGCTTCCCGAACGCACAGAGGATTGCGAAAGAGGCTGACGAGCGGGCTGCGCTGGCCGCCACCACGGCCGCAATGGGCGGAACGGGGAAGAAGCGGTGAGGGGCTTTGAATGGATGGGCGTACCGGAGGCGGCGCGTATGCTGGGGAAGACCCGGCAGCGGGTTTTGAAGATGATTCAAGAGGGCATTTTGGAGGACACCGGATACATGGTGTTGAGGCTGCAACCGAAGACGGGAAAACGGAGGACGCTGCGCTACGCCATTGGGGTTCCGCAGACGCACATTGAAGTGGGAAGGTAAGAGATGGAAGCACTGGAAATACTGATTGTAATTTTGGTTGGAGCTGCGTTGATTTACATGGCGGATACAAAAGCGGACGGGTGCAACATTTGCACCGCCTGTGGATACGAGTGGGAAGAGCGGGACGTTACCCCGATGGACTGCCCGGAGTGCGGAAGCAACCAGATTGAGACCGGAAAGGCGGCATAGCCCATGGAAGCAAAGATCCTCTCCCAAAAAGCAAAAGAACTCCACAAAGCGGCAACTTCCCCCAGCCTGCAAAACACCCTATACGCCGACAGCATCAAAGCGATCTGGAATCCCATGACGCAGAGTTTTACCGCGCTGACCATTGACGGGATGCGCGAGAACCGCTACACCCCCACCAACAGCGTGAAGTTCACCCTGCGTTTTCTGGCCGGCGACCCAACCGACGACGAGGCGGTGGAGAAGCGGGTAAGGGACAAGATGCGCGGGCTGGCAAAGGTGGAAGCGCGGTTGTAAAAAACACTTGACACTCACACGAAAGTAATTTACGGTAATTACAACATCGTTCCTTGAGTTCGCGGAGGGAGGATGGGAAAAGAGGATGGAACCCATGAAAATCAGCATCACGCTTGGATGGCTGGAGAGCCGCAGGATGCGCCGCACGTTGCGGGCGATGGAAGGCTACTGGCGCGGCTACGAGGCCGCGCTTTCCGATGTGGGGTTTGGAGTGCAGTTTGAATCCACGGTGGAGATGCGGAGGATGCTGTGGACGATCCGCCTGCACCACAACCGGGCGAAAGAAGCAATGCGCGAGGAGGCGGGGATGAAGCGGAAGATCATCACTGTCCGCATCATCCGCAGAGAGGCGGTTTGCGCGTGAATCGGATACCCACCCACGACCGATTTTCCAAGATGAAGAACGCGCTGCTGATTGTTTGCCGAGCGATGCACGGAGAGCGCGACCGGAAGACGATTGACGCATTGCTTGAGGTGGGCGAGTGCGCCGGCATGATGTTCGACGAGAAGCAGAGGCACTACGCCTACACAGGCACAGGATTGATCTCCCCGCAAGGGGAATCGGGGGAGCTGCCGACGCAGACAGGCCGCGAACCTGTTCCGGTAACACCATGCAGCGAAGAAGCGACGCAGGGCGACATCCCGCCTGGTGTAGCGGACGCTCCCAGAGTCCCGCTGAATGGAAAAGACCGGACTCCCCCGAAGAAGAAGAGGGGGAACAGACCGTGAACCCATACGCCGACCTATTGCAGAAGCAACTTGACGAGGCAAAGAAGCAGCACGACGAGAACAAGCGCCATTGGGTGATTGGTCCGATGGTTGAGGTCCGCAAGGTGAAGGGCTTCCGGTACAAGTACGAGATACGCATGAAGGCGCAGCGCAACGACGGGCAAGCGTACTTTGTGCAGGAATCTCACGACCTTGAAAAGATCGGTAAGCCGGCGACGAAGCGCCGCGACGTACAGAAGCTGCTGCTGCCGGTGGTGGAGGCGATGAACAAGGCGCTAGACACATTTCTTGATGAGAAGTGCGTTTGCATACACGGCGGCGCTTTAGTGTGCGAAGTGAAACACGCGAGGGACACCGCATGAGCGACAACCAGAGGGGGCGGCCGGAGAATGTGCAAGCGGAGAGCGTTATACTTGGCGCGATGATGCTTGAGCCGACGGCGATTGTTGACGCCACGATGCGGCTGAGGGCGACAGACTTTTCCCTTGACAGCCACCACAGGATTTACAAGGCGATGCTGGCGTTGGTTGAGCGAGGACAGGCGGTTGACCTTGTGACACTGGCGGAGGAGTTGCGCCAGCAGAACAACCTGCTTGCCGTGGGAGGACCGGCGTATCTGGCCTCGCTGACCGAAGGGTTGCCGCGCAACCTGAGCATTGAGAACTATGTGGGGATTGTGAAGGACAAGAGCCTGTTGCGCGGAATCATACAGGTGGGCGACTTTATGACGGCCTCAGCGGTTGACCCCGCCGCAAGAGCGATGGAGGTGTTGAACACCGCCGAGAGCGAACTGATGCAGCTTTCAGAGAGCGGCATCGTGAACGACCTGATGGACATACCGACCATCGTGAAGGGCTCGTTTGGTAGCGTTGATAACCTGGCAAGCGCAAGCAGCGAACTGACCGGGATGGCGACGCACTACACGGAGTTTGACCGCATGACGTGCGGATTGCAAGCGGGGGAACTGATTGTGATTGCGGCGCGTCCCAGCATGGGAAAGACCGCGTGGGCGATCAACATAGCCGAGAACGCCGCGTTGCAGGACGGGAAGAAGGTGGCAATCTTCTCGCTGGAAATGAGCAAGGAAGCGTTGCTGAGGCGCATGATGGCATCCACGGCTCGTGTGGGGGCGAGGAGGATACAGACGGGCTTTATGGGGCGCGAGGAGAAGGGGAAACTGGCCCATGCCCTGAGCAGCTTGACGGCCGCCCCGATGATGATTGACGACACGGCCACCATCAACGTGACGGAGATGCGGTCGAAGGCGCGGAGGATGAAGCACCGCACGGGGCTGGATTTGATTGTGGTGGACTACCTGCAACTGATGTGCGACACGCGGAGAAACGAGAACCGGACGCAGGAGGTAAGCGCGATCAGCCGGGGGCTGAAGACGTTGGCCAAGGAGTTGCACGTTCCGGTGGTGGCATTGTCGCAGTTGAGCCGCGAGAGCGAGAAGCGAGGGGGGAACCGCAGGCCGATATTGAGCGATTTGAGGGAATCGGGTTCGATTGAGCAGGATGCGGACGTGGTGGCGTTCATCCACCGCGAGAGCTACTACCAAAGGGACGAGGACGGCAAGGAAGACCTGGACACGAGGAACAGGGCGGAGATTATTGTGGCGAAGCAAAGGAACGGCCCCACGGGGACGATACACCTTGCATGGAGCGGGGAGATAACCCGCTTTGACAACATAGACACGATGCACTGAGGAAGCATGGCAGAGACAGCACAAACCGAAGAGAGAGTGGTGATACGTTGCAGCAACCGGGATTGCCACCTGAACCAATACATGACGGCCAGCGGATTGTGCCGGAAGTGCCGCAAGCCGTTGATTGACGCGAAGCCGGCGCCGGAGAAGTATTTGATCCACGAATCACTCAAGCCATTGCCGGAACACATCCTGAACTCCACGGACATCATGGACAAGTTCAACCTGATTGTGGCGAGAAATATACGGCGTGAACGGGAGTGTGCCGGATTGTCACAAAGAGACTTGTCGAAGCTGGTCAGGTGTCCGAGGTCGTACATCAGCAAAATAGAGAGGGCCAGAGGGGGAACCACTTCTTTTATGGCGATGAGAATATCGCTTGCGCTGGATCTGGAAGTGGGGAGCATACTGCCGTACAAGGAAGAGATCGCGGAACTGATTGAGCAGGCGGAAGTGGGGGTGAAGGCATGACGGGGAGAAGATTGTTGTTGGCGTTGCTGATTATGGTAACTCCGTGGATTTTAGCTGCGGTGTGCATTGAGTCGAAGAGGGTGTACTGCAACTGGAGGATACGGCGATGAGCAAGGAGCTGAGCATCTGCAATGCCATTACCCTGCCTAACGACGCGGTGACGCAGACCTTTGGCTGCATTGGGCGCAAGGGGGCGGGCAAGACCTACCTGGCCGGAAAGCTGGCAGAGGAGATGCTGGACATACACGCGCAGGTGGTGGTGATTGACCCGGTGGGAAACTGGTGGGGATTGCGTGTGGCGGCGGACGGAAAAGCGAAAGGCAAGGACATTTTTGTGATTGGAGGGGAGCATGGGGACATCCCCATCACGGTAGCGGCCGGAGCGAACATCGCACGGTTTTTAGTGGAGAAGGGCGTGTCCGCCGTGTTGGACATCAGTGGCTTCCGGCAGGGGGAACGCAAGCGGTTTGCGGCGGACTTTGCCGAAGAGTTTTTCCACCTGAAAAAGACACAGCGTTCCGCCGTGCATTTGATGGTGGAGGAGGCGCAACTGTTTGTTCCGCAGCGTTGCGGACCGGACGAGGCAAGGATGCTGGGGGCGTTTGAGAGCATTATCCGTCTGGGGCGCAATTACGGCATTGGCGCAACACTGATAAGCCAGAGGCCGCAGAGCGTGAACAAGGAAGTGTTGAGCCAGGTGGAGTGCCTGTGCGTGTTGCAGGTGAACGGGGCGCACGAGCGAAAGGCGCTTGAGGAGTGGGTGCAGGAGGCGGGAGCCGACCGGAAGTTAGTCGGGGAGCTGCCGGGGCTGGCGCGGGGCGAGGGATACGTTTGGTCTCCATCGTGGTTGAGGGTGTTCCAGAAAGTGAAGTTTGGGAAGAAGGTGACATTCGACGCCAGCGCGACACCGGAGGTGGGGAGAACGATGAAGGCGGCGATGCTGAGTGCGGTTGACGTGCAGCAACTACGGGCGGATCTTGAGACGGTGGTGGCGGATGCCGAGAAGGATGATCCGAAGGTGTTGCGCCGGCGCATAGCCGAGTTAGAGAGAGAGGCGAAGAAGCCAATCGAGGATGATGCGCGGTTGAGGAACATGGAGCAGGCCAACGACGCATTGAACAAAGAAGTGATGCGGATAGCCAAAGAGCGCAATATCATCATCGAGGCACTGAGGGAACTACTCAAGGCGGCGGAAGGACGCGCACAGGCCCCGACTGACATCATCAATCGCCACGCGGAGAAGGGAGTTGCGCGTCACCCGGCAGCTTTCCTAGCGCCGGAGGTGAGGCGTTCCATAGCCAACAACCCTCCGATTAAAAGGACTGCGGGGGACGAGTTGAGACTTCCGAAGGCGGAGCGGACGATACTGACAGTGTTAAAGAATTTAGGGGCAAGCAGCAAGTACAAGATTGCGGCCTACGCGGGCTATGCGCCGAACGGAGGGGGATTCAACAACGCACTGAGCGCATTGCGTTCCAGCGGATACATTGACGGACGAGACACGCTGAACATCACCACAGAGGGAAGCGTAGCGCTGGGATTTTGGGAACCCCTGCCGAGCGGACGCGAGTTGCTGGAATACTGGCAAGGAAAGCTGCCGAAGGCGGAGCGGCTGATTGTGACCGTGCTTTACGGATGCGGGAAACTGACGAAGCATGAACTGGCGGAGGCTTGCGAGTATGCCCCCAACGGAGGAGGTTTCAACAATGCGTTGAGCCACCTGCGGACGATGGAGTTGATTGATGGACGGGATCACCTGGACTTGACGAAGGATTTTAGAGACGCATTAGGGAGGTAGCGATGGCGGCACAGCCGGTGACTCTGAACCTGTTTGAGACGCACGAACAACGCTGCATGGAGCGGATGGACGAGGTTTTGAGCAGTACGGAGTTGACGGACCGCCAGAAGGGGATACTGAGGCACATAGCGTCGCACAGGGGATTGCACAACGCCCTGCCGCTGGACAGGCTGGCGGAATGGTTGCAATGCAGCGCGAGGGACGTGAAGGGGGATGTACGGGAGCTGCGGTTGATGGGGGCGCCGATAGGCAGCAGCCGATCCGGTGTTGGAGGGTACTACACCATCACGACGCTGGAAGAGGAGCGTTTGACGTTGCAGGGATATTTGAACCAGGCATTGAGCGAGTTGAGGATTGTGCGGGCGATAGGCGGCAGTGCGCGGTTGCAGGAAGCGATGGGACAGATGCGGATGGAGTTGGAGGGCTGAGATGCAGAACGACTACCGATACGGCGATGTAGTGAGTTGGAAGTTCACCTGCGGGGTGTGGGCGGGATTCTTTTGCGGCGCGGCACTGACGAACGCCGCATGGATTGTGTGGTACAAGATTGCCCCGCACGTCCACATTCACCTGTGGTGGAGATAGAGAAAATGAAGAGACAGTACATTATCTTGCAGGGAGACGCTATCAAAAGGCTGCGGGAGTTGCCGGACGAGAGTGTGCATTGTTGCGTGACCAGCCCACCGTATTGGGGACTTCGCGACTATCAAACTGGAGCATGGGAAGGTGGAGATTCAGAGTGCGAACACTCCTGCGGTGGGCAGGTACAGGACACTAAAGCTCCCGGAGCAATTACGTCTGGAGTGCGCCCCGGATGCAATGCGAGTGTATGTAAGAAATGTGGAGCGGTCAGGATTGATAATCAATTGGGACTGGAAATCACTCCTGAGGAATATATCAACAAAATGGTTGAGGTATTCAGGGAAGTGCGTCGTGTGCTGCGGAGCGATGGAACGCTGTGGCTGAATATCGGGGATTCGTATTGCGCTTCTGCGACTGGTTCCAACAGCCAAGAACCTTCGAGGCTGCAAGGTGGCAAAAATACGCAAATTGAGGCGTCCAAGCGTCCGTCTAAATTGGTCGCCGGACTCAAACCTAAAGACCTTGTTGGAATTCCTTGGATGCTGGCCTTTGCACTACGCGCAGATGGATGGTGGTTGCGGCAGGACATTATCTGGCACAAACCAAACCCCATGCCAGAGAGCGTTACCGACCGCTGCACCAAGAGCCACGAGTACGTTTTTCTTCTTACCAAGAGTGCTAGGTACTACTACGACGCGGAGTCCATCAAAGAGCCAACCGTAACAAATGATGGCAATGTGAGAGACAGGGAAACTACTAGGCTGAATAATTCTCCGGGGCGTAAAAGGATGGAGGGACTGACTACCAATAACTACGAGATGCGGAATAAGCGTAGTGTGTGGTCTGTAACTACAACGCCTTATGCCGAAGCGCACTTTGCCACGTTCCCCACCGATTTGATTGAGCCGTGCATACTGGCCGGGACCTCGCAGGAGGGATGCTGCGACCAGTGCGGTGCGCCGTGGATAAGAGAAGTAGAAAAGATTTCCGCAACATCAAAGGAATGTCCAAAGACGGTTGCTGCACACAAAGCTCGTGGCGGGACAGGAACGCCCGTAGGAACGGTTGGAAAGTCTGGTTCGGGAAGGATAAACGGTTCTGTAACAACTGTGGGCTGGAGTCCGTCTTGCGATTGTGGTTTGGAACCAACTCCATGCACTGTTTTATACCCATTCAGCGGCGCCGGTACAACTGCATTAGTAGCCGTGCGGCATAACAGAAAAGCGATTGGGATTGAACTGAACCCAGAGTATGTAGCAATGAGCGAGAAAAGGATTTACGAAGACGCCCCACTGTTTGCAGGGAGCGGAGCATGAAGATTGACTGGACACATCCGACGCAGGCGATAAGCGTTTACGACCGCAGGAAGCGCATACAGCGGACGGTGGAGTTGCTGGCTGCGTTGGAGGTTGAGGGTTTGCCGCGAGAGATGTTCTTTGGATACTGGAGCAGGCCGGAAGAGGACGAAGCGGGAAGGCGGATAATACAACCTCCGACGGACAGGTATTTACAGCATATTTTTATGGCATTGCACATTGGGAGCGGATGCGTACAGGAGTTGCGGGAGAATTGTGCCACAGATGAAGAGGACGACCGCATGGCGAAGAAGTGGGCGAGGAGGCAGATGTGGATCTGCCGCCGGATGATGGTGGAGTGGTTTTTCGAGAGAGCGATGAATAGATTTAAAAGGGCATTTATCGGAGTGGCGAAGAAGGGGGAAACCAAGTGACAAGCGAGCAGAAGGTGAAGGCGGCGCACAGTGGAGCGTTCGCACGGCTGGCGAATGGGCGTTGGTACATCTGTCCCGACGAGACTGGGTGGAAGTTGCTGTCTGCTGGATGCGATTCCGAATCCGCCGCATGGGACTCCGCCGTCGAGCATAAATCAGTAAAGCAATTCTGGGGGCAGGAATGGCTCAAGCTCAAATGCCCAAAATGCGGAGCAAGTCCTTTTGTATTCTGCGACAACAACGAAGGACGCCACCACGAGCGCATCTTACTAGCGCGGGAGCGTTGGATGGAAGCACAGAAGATTGCGAAGCCGAACAGAGAATTGCCGCCAGCCCAATCTGCTCCACCTGCACCAGAAGCAGAGAAGTTGCCGCCGCTGAAAATTGACTCCTACAAGATTCGGGCAGAGTTTCAGGACTGTTGGGGCGAAGATGCAAACGTGGCCGTGTCTGAAGCAAAGACAAGACAGCGTGAATCGGAACTCCTTGAAGCCCTACGCACCATCTCCACCCTACAGCGTCAGTTGGAGGAAGCGCGGGATGAGTTGAAGAACGCGGCATTGAACTGTGACCCAAGACGAGAGCGTCACGATTTCATCGGTCTACATGAAGCAATCACCCAAGCCGAGGCAGCACTCGCGGCATTATCTGTTGCAACAAGTAAGGCTGGCGAACTCAAGCCGTGTCCGTTCTGCGGGGGTGCGGCATCTATTGGTGAAATACGTTGCACATCAAGCCCTAATGCTCACTGGTCGGACGGAACAGAGTGTCTGCATAGCTTCTTTGGAAGCTGCGTAGCGTGCGGGTCAAACACTCTATCGCTAGGAATTGGTCAGCAAACACGCGATAAGGCAATCGCAGCATGGAACCGCCGCGCCCCGGAAGTGCGTGAATAACAACAAAGGAGAGAGAGATGATGGCAAAAATAGACGATTTGACGATTAACGAGGCACGGCAGATAGCCGCAATGTTCAGCGGCGAAACTCCGCGCATCGCAGCATCCGCAAGCCCGTGGGAGATTGGCAAGAACTATCTCATTCGCACCGTAACCATGATTGACACAGGGGAACTTGTGTCTGTTGGCGAACAGGAATTGGTGCTTGAGAAGGCATCTTGGATTGCCGATACGGGACGGTTCAGCGGCGCGTTGCAAAGCTGCAACTTTAGCGAGGTTGAACCATTCCCCGAAGGACGGCTGATTGTCGGGCGTGGTTCTGTCATTGACGCAATCCAAATCCCGAAACTGCCACGGAGCCAGAAATGAATCAAACAATGTTGCGGTCGGGGTCGTGGTCGCGGTCGTGGTCGCGGTCGGGGTCGTGGTCGGGGTCGCGGTCGGGGTCGGGGTCGCGGTCGTGGTCGCGGTCGGGGTCGTGGTCGGGGTCGTGGTCGGGGTCGTGGTCGCGGTCGCGGTCGTGGTCGCGGTCGGGGTCGCGGTCGTGGTCGGGGTCGTGGTCGGGGTCGTGGTCGTGGTCGCGGTCGTAACTCTAGCCGCTCGCCGGAGCGGGAATCCGGCAGTAATGCTGGCGGTATCCGATGGATGCTGGCCGCTGAGGAGCGAAGGCGGTCGGTTGGCGGCTGTCACCGTTGTTTAAAGCTCCATGCTCAGAAATGACGGCTACCGCCAGCAGTATTTGTAACGAAACGGAGGGATGAAATGAACAAGCTACTGGCAGTGATTCTGATTGCTACAGGAACGGCCTGCGGCCAAACGAAGAAGGACGAACCGCCGACCGTCCCGCCGACCGTGACGGAAGTACCCATGACGCGCACGGTGGAGACTTGCCCGAAGGGGTACACGCTGGAACGGTGGTACGAGCCGACTCCCATTTACGGCGGTTTGGACTTGAGGGCGTGGATTGACCGCGCCGCTGGCTACTACCCCGTAGACCCTCCAGCCCCACCTGTTGCAGACCCGCATCCAGACCGCTGCGTGAAAGAGGTGAAGCCATGACTGACACAGGAAAGGCCGGACAGTGATACGCCGAACGCCGATCCGCAAGCGCAGGGAGAAGCCCAGGGCAACATCCTCAAGGGCGGGTGTTATGTGTGCCACTTGGTAGCTCTGCACCAGTACGGCGGAAAGAACAAACCTGTTCCAGAGAAGTAAAGAGGCCGCTCACCACAGACCCGCCGGGAGGAGGGTTTTGTGTTTAAGGAAAACGTATGTGACAACCGTGGGGATTGACTGGAAACCTGATATGCAATCTGATGGACTCGTGATGGTTGAAGTGGTTCAGTACACGGAGCAGCCAAGAAACAACGCCGTGACCATTCAACTAGCGTTGGACGGACAGTTGGCTTATCCGTTCACGGTCGGGAAAGACGACCTGATGGCCTTTGAGACAGAGGCCGAGCGCACAGAGTTCCTTCGGCGGTCCGCAAGGACCCTGCTGGATGTATACGGAGATTCCCGCGACGGGCGACGACTCTCCGATCTGGAGGTCCAGGAGCGGACAAGACACTAGCCGCCCGGATTAGGAAGGAGGACGCAAATGGCCCACAAGAAAGTCCACGCCAAGAAGACGAAGAAGACCACGCGCAAGCGGGTTCGCCGTTCCAAGTAACTGCCTCGGATACGGGGCAGTCGCGCAGCGACCGATGATACCAACCCTACCGTCCCTTCCCGTACAGGGGCGGTAGGCGCAACAGCAAGACCAGTTCAGACCCTGAGAGGGAAGAGGTAGCAACATGGCGAAGGAAAAGGACAAGTTTGGCGCTGGATTCGACAAGGACGAGTTCGCCAGCCCCGTGATTGTTGGACCGGCGAAGGGCCAGGAGGGGTACAGCCCCGCCAATCCGGTGATCCCGGAGCCGCACGACCCGCTGGGCTACCTAGACGAGCACAACCGCGACTAGGCGCAACGGGCAGGGGAAGCAGCAGCACTGATTGAGAGGGAGAGCGACGATGCCGGCAGTACAGGACGCACAAACCGCAAAGTTGGCCGCATTGCTTGCCGGAGGGCAGCAAGGCGGCGCGACCGCGCAGCCCGCGCCCACCCCGACGACAGCAGCCCTGCAATCGGCCAGCCAGCAGCTTGACGGCGCCAACCCGCAGGGGGCGACGCAGGTGTTGCGGCAGATGAGCCAAGACCTTGCACAGTTGTACCTCATGGCCTCGCAGCGGATGCCGGAAGCGACGAAGGACTTGGACAGCGCACGGCAGGCGTTGCAACGCGCCATCACCATCTTCACGAAGGCGGCGGCCACGCAACAGGCCGTTGCACCGATTGTCAACAACGCCGGCATTGGACCCGTCCAGCCGACCCCACAGCAGGGTATGCCCGACTTGAGCGCCCTGCTCGGTATGCAGTAACTCCCAGGAGACACGATCATGGATTGGAAGACGATTCTCAGCGACCGAAACACCTACGGTGACGACGTGCAGATCACCATCAACGGCCAAGCCGTGACTTTGGGCGCATTGCGCCAGCACAACGAGGCCACGAAGGGCGAGACGATGGCTACGCTGACGCAGCGGCAGTCCGAGTTGGACGCCCGTGACGCGCAGGTGCGTAACGCGCAGACCAAGCTGGCGGAGATTGTGGAGGGTGTGTCGCGGGCGACCGGGCTGACACTGGAACAGATGCTGGCGGGCGAGACCCCGGCGGCGGCGGCGGCGGCGGGCGCGGTACGGCGCGAGGCGGCGGGCGCGGGCGTTGGAGTGGGCGCGGACGGACAGATTGACTGGAACACCGACCCCATCTACTCGCCGGTGCAGAGGCGGCTTGCCCCCATCGAGGGGACGATCAACCAGCAGACGCAGGCACTGCGGGCTGGGCTGAGGGCGATGCAGGAAGACCGTGCGGTGACGCGCTTCCTGCTTTGGAAGCAGGAACACCCCGAAGCGAAGGTGAAGCTGGAGGACGCGGTGAAGCTGGCCGTGGACAAGAACTACAAGGACGAGTTCGGATTCCCGAACGTGCAGATGGCGCTTGACGAGATTGCACAGCCGAGCATTGCGGCCGACCGCGAGAAGAAGATACGCGAGGAGGCGATGGCGGAGGGCGAGGCGAAGGCGCGGGCGGAGATGATGGGCGGCGTAACGCAGCCGGCGGGCGCGGGAACGGCGGGGATGGAGTTCGAGCCTGCGTCGGCGAACGGCAAGGTTCCAACCATCGCAGAGCAGTTGAGCAAGGCGTTCAACGACCCGGCGATGCTGACGGGAGTGCGGCCCAACTAGGCAGCGCGAGGTTTTTGTAAGGCAGTAGGCAGTCAAATCGAAGGGGAGCAAGGGAGAGCATCATGGCATACGGAGCAATCGGAACAGGAATCAACAGCCCAACAGCGGCGCTGGCGGGGACGATGAACGCGATCACGGAGAAGTACATCTATCCGGTGATTGCGGACAACGTGTTTCTGCCGAGCATCCTGTTCTGGGCCATGCAGCGGCGCGGCAAGAAGTTCGGCATGGGCGAACTGATCTACCCGGCCATGTACCAGGAGAACTTCACGGGCGGAGCCTACTACGGGGCGGAGATCCTTACGCCCGCCGTGGTGGACACCGTGCAGCCGATTGACCAGCTCTGGCGGCCGTACTACCAGAACGTGTCCATCCCCGTGACGGACATTGTGCTGAACCGCAACTCCGCGATGGACATCGTGAACACGAAGTGGATCGAGGCGACGGGCAGCTTGCTGATGAAGCTCTCCCGCGCACTGTTCCACACGGCGCCGCAGAACACCACCCTGGACATTGACGACATCAATGCGTGGGTGTACCAGACGACCAACACCATCGGCGGCATCAACCGCAGCGTGGCCGCGAACTCGTGGTTCCTGGCGCAGGCCCCGGTGAGCGCCGGTGGCGTTGCGCTGACCCCGACGGTTGCGAACCAAGCCTTCGGGCTGACCGGGCAGTTCGGCTACGACACGCCGGACATCTTCTGCCTGCCTCCGCAGCAGTTCTACGAGTTCCAGAACCAGTTCACGCAGCTCATCCGCTACACGAACAACATCCAGGACGAGGGGGCGATGCAGGCGGGCTTCCGCAGCCATTTCCTCTTCAACACGGCGATGGTGTTCCCGGATCCGTTCTGCACCACCGGCACGGGCTACCTGCTCAACAGCAAGTACATCTTCCCCGTGTGGCACAAGGCCGACTACTTTGTGTGCGACCCGTTCATCCAGCCGAGCAACCAGCGCGTCCTGGTGAGCAACCTGTACGTGACGTGGCAGCTCTCGTGCATCAGCCCGCGCATGAACGGCAGCATCTACAACATCGTCTAACCAAGCCGCAGGGGGCTGGCAACGGCCCCTTGTGCAAGATTTTGAATCCAGCCGGTGAGCCGGCAAAAAGCGAGGAAGCAACATGGCAGCGAAGACAACCACCACTTGCACCAACACCGCAGCGGGAACCCTGCCGGGTTTCGGGGCGTACAGCCAAACGGGATTTGACCAGACGGCGCTGACCTCCACGGGCAGCATCACCGTGACCATGACGGGGGCGGTGACGAAGGGCAAGATCCGCATCCAGTTCAGCGCGGTCAACGCCGCCACCACCATCGCAGTCGGCGCCATCACGGCGACGGACGGCACCAACACCGTGCAGGTGGGCGCAACCGCCCGCGTGAGCGCGACGTCGGCCGGGACGGTGGTTGACTTGATCACGGAGTTCGTGATCGGCATCAACGCCACGAGTTTCACCATCCCCGTCACGCTGGGAGGCAGCACGCAGGCCGCGACGGTGAACACGGAGATCTACGGCAACCCGTAAACCTTGAGCGAGGGAAAAAGGGGAAGCGGTGGGGGCGGCGACGGGAAGCGCGGCCCCACCGCAGCACAACACAGCGGCTTCTTCTGGGAGAGGAAGTAGGAAGGGGACCAATTCACGATGCTAGTAGGGGACATTCTTCTATCGGCGCGTGAGGCGGTCCCCGACCTGCCTGGAGTGATACCCAACCCCGGCACGGCGGACATGGCCGTGACAGCCGTATCCAGCGCGAACCCGTTGCCGGCGGGGACGCTGTACTACCAACTGACCTACACAAACCAATGGGGCGAGACCAGCCCGTGCGCCGAACAGACGGTGGTGATTGGCGCGGGGCAGGCGTTGCAGGTGAGCGTGGCGGCCAGCCCCGTGCTGGGTGTGTTCACGGGCGTAAACCTGTACACGGGAGTCGCCAGCGGGCAGGAGCTGCGGCAGTACAGCCTTGCGCTGAACGCGACGAACACCACAGCCGACGTGGACAGCACGACCGCCTACCAGTTCAGCCCGCCGCCGCAGGGAAACGGGGCGTTTTTGCCGGACAGCGGCGGCAGCGTTGCCAGCGCAGCGCAGATATACCGCTGGTTCCAGGACGCGCTGAATATGATTGCCACCGCCAACGGGGGAGTGCCGGACACCTGCGGGTTTGCCAGCGTGACCGGAGAGGCCATCTACACGTTGCAGGGCGACTGGAAGAGCCTTGATTCGGCATGGTACGACGGCTACCCCATCAAACTCGGAAGCGCAAGGCTGGTGTACCGCCACAACCAGATTACGAGCCTTGTGGGGATGATGAACTACACGCAGGTCGTGGACAAACTGGTGTGCGAGTGCTTTCCGCAGCCGAACCGCGATGGCGGACAAACGACACTGAGCGCGGGCATCACGGCGGCGGCGACAACGGCCAACACTCCGGGGCTGACCGGATTTGTGCTACCGCTGGGTCTGGTGATGTTCGGCGCGGGAAACAATGTGGAGTACGCATCGTTCACATCGAGCGGAAACGACCTGTTTGGCATGGTGCGCGGGCTGGGCGGGACGAACGCACAGGCTTGGCCGACGAATACCCCGGTGACGGAGATGAACATCATGTTCGCGGGATGGAGGGCGCCGAACCTTTACAACGTGGGAAGCGCGACGACGAGCATCCGCCTGCCTTCGGACTGGATTCCGCTGTTGCACAAATACATACTCTCCCGCTACCGGAAGATAGAGCAGCAGTATCAGGAGTCGGTTGCGCTGGAGAAGGAGTTCATGGAGGGGATGAAGAACGCCACGAAGCGCAAGGCTCCGATTGGGGAGAGGCAGATCAATCCGCAGGATGAAGTTGCGGTGGACATCTATCCCGGTTTGAGCCGCCTTTTTGGCGGTGTCATCATACCGTAATGGCCGAAGATTTCAAGGTAATCTCGCAGCGGCGGTGGAGCAAGGGACTCCAAGCCACGTTCGGCATCTTCTCGGAGCCGGACGGGATATTGAAGCGCCTGTTCAACATGGTGTACACGCGGCGCGGCGGGTTGAAGACCGTTGACGGAAGCCTGATTTTCACGAAGCGCAACGGGGCATTGCAGCCGGCGGACGGGCAGATATTGGAGATTGACCTGTACAGCCCGACGACCAGCCCGCGCTACTACATGGGGATACAGGCGGGAATACAGGGCAGCAGCACAGGCGGAGTGACGGGGCTGACCGCGACCGCAGGGACAAGCGCAGGGACGTTCGGTTACGCCACCCGCTCCTCCAACGTGACCAACATCATCGTAACCGGAGCCAATCTAGGCCCCTCGCGGGCGGCTCTGCCGTTTGCAATGGGGCAGATTACGGTGGGCGGAGCGCCGGATTTTGTGGGCGACTACGAAGCGGCCGACATGACGATTACGGGAAACCAGTTCAACTATGCCGACTTCGGGCCGGACGCGCTGGACACGCATGTGAGCGGGACGTTTGCGCCGGCCACGACGATACCGGCGGGGACGTACACCTTCGACATCACGGCCAGCGATGGAAGCGGCGGAGAGACGGCGGGAACGGGTTCGCCGGTGAACGTGGTGGTGAGCGGCGGGGAGAACGTGATTCAGTTGGCGTGGGACGCATATCCCGGCGCGGCGGGGTACAACCTGTACCTTGTGAGCGGACCGGCGGGGCAGACGCCGGGGCGCGTGAATCCGACCGTGCTGATACTGGTTCCGGGGACTCAGTTTTCGTATTTAGGGACGGTGAACACACCGGGGGCGACGGCTCCGGGAAGCGGCGGCATCAACCAGTCAACGCTGTGGAAGATGGACGCGCCAAGCTACACGGTGGTGCTGGGGAAACTGCCGATCACGGCCATCATCAACCAGCCGCCGCCGCCGGGAGGGGGGACGGGAGGCGGGGCAAGCAGCATTGTTACAGGGGCGACGACACAGGGGGGCGTGATAGGGCAGATTTGCCCGACACCCCAGATGGTTCCGTTTGAGAACAGGATGATGATCGCCTGCGGGAACGGATACCCGCCGCAATACTACGCGGACGGCGGAGCGATGCAGCAGATACCGAACAACTTCACAGCGGAGTACCCCGACTGGCAGGCAAGCGTGGTGTGGAACACGGGGGACAACATCGTGGACTCCGTGAGCAAGGGCGTATTCACCTGCACCCAGAGCGGAGAGAGCGGAGGCACGAGGCCGACGTTCAACAACACGCTGAACGCGGGAACGGCTGACAACACGGTGGTTTGGCAATGCACCGCCGTGAACTACGAGGGACAGCCCCTGCGCGGGGCGGCACACGCGATTGTGTATGCCGGGAGCCTGTGGCTTGCGAACACCTATCCGACGACGACCAGCGACGAGCAGGACGGACCGAGCTGCATCAAAATGAGCGACCTGAACAACTTCCAAAGCTGGAACCCGGTGAATGTGGCGATGGTGAACCGCGACGACGGCGACCAGATCACGGGGCTGGCGCAGTTCACGATTGCGGAGGCCGGAATCACGCCGACGGGAAGCCTGGTGGTATTCAAGAACTTCTCCACCTATCAGGTGACGGGGGTGTTTGGCGCGACAGATTTCAGCATCCAGCAGAGCAAGAGCGACATGGGCTGCATCGCCAGCAGAAGCATCCAGTTCCTTTCGGGGTTTGGGGCAATCTGCCGCATGACCCATCTGGGATTTTCCCTGTTCGACGGAGTGAACGACAAACTCATTAGCGAGGAGATCCGCCCGTTCCTGTTTGGAGACCAGAACCAGCCGGACATCATTCCGGTGGATTGGGGCTACGTCTATTTCAGCAAGGGTTCGCAGAGCAGCAATCCGCCGATGTACATTTGCGCCTGCCCCGTGCTGGCCGCGATATTGGGAGGCGTGACGATAGCGGGAGGCAGCGCGGGAAGCATCTACACCTACTTTGTGAAGGTGACGAAGCTGGTGGACATCGGTAACGGAGAGTATGTGGAGACGGCGATCACCAACGAGGCGCAGGTGACAAGCGGTACGGCGGCAGTGAACGTGACGACCCCCGCAGCGCAGACGGGCGTGAGATACCGCGTGTACGCCGGGAAAGCCAGCAGCACCGAGAATATGTACGCGGAGGCCGCAAGTTTCAGCGGCGTAATCACAATCGCCAGCATGAACCCCGGAACGCCGAGCGTGGGCGCGGGGGCGTTGACGCGCGTCTTCGGCTATGACATGGTGCAGCGGACATGGACAGTGATTGACCTGCCCTTCCCTATCAGCGCGTTGAAGCAGATACGGACGGGCGGGACGCAGCCACTGACCATTTGCGGGGATTGGAGCGACGCGGCATTGCGGAGGCTGTTTGCGGGCGACACGACATGGGATGGAGTTCCGATAGCATGGCAGGCCGAGCCGGCGGAGGTTTACCAGGAGGGCGGCAGCGGGAAGGTGTTCTACCGCAAGGTGGTGGTGCGGGGAAGTTCCCTGGCGACCGTGGCAGTGAAAGTGGCGGCGAATGTGCAGGGACGGACGGGGACGGCGACGGTGGCGGCGCAGACGCAATTGGGGCCGCAGCAGTGGGACGCACGGGTTGATATTATGAAGGACGGCGAGAACGCCAATGTGAACGTGAGCGGAGCGGGGCAGACCACGCTGGATTCGGTTGACTGGTATGTGAAGCCGAAGCCCGCGGGCGCACCGGTGAGCGCACAGAGGTAAAACCAACAAGGAGAGCAACGATGAAGAAGACGGGAAGCATCAAGGCCATGCGGAAGGCGATTGCGAAGGACAAGGCCACGAAGCGCAAGATGCGGCGCGGCGGGAAACGGCGGTAGGCGATGCCGTTCAAGAGCGAGGCGCAGCGGCGGTTTATGTATGCCGCCGAGCGGCGCGGCGACGTGAAGAGAGGCACTGCGAAGCGGTGGCAGAAGGAGACGGGCAAGAAGCGTCTGCCGAAGCGTGTCCGCCGGCGGAGCAGCCGCCGCAGATAGCAGGAGGCCGCGTTGATCACGGTACGCAACTACATTCCGGGGGAGTATGTTCCGTGGAGCCGCGAGGAGATAGGCTGGCCGCTGGAACAGTGCGAACCGGAGACGTGCTGGGTAGTGTTTGACGGCGGCAGGATGGTTGGCTTGCTGCTGGCGGCGCGGATGCTGAACACGCTTTTCCTGCTGAGGCTGCTGGGGGGGCGCGGAAGCAAGGGATGGATGAGGCCGCTTTGGATGGCGGTGAAGGACGTATGTGACAACCGCAAGATTGCAGGCTTTTGGACGTGCCTTGATAATGACCTTGTGACGGAGCGCAAGTTGATGGCGCTGATGCGCGAGGGTAGAGGTTCGAGCGCGAAGTTGTTGGTAAGCAACGACAACCGCACTTGGGTGACAGGGAGATTCTGATGCCGGCCGTAGTGCCATTCATACCGCTCATCGCAGCCGCAGTTTCAGCCGGAAGCGCGGCGTACAGCGGATACGAGGCCGCGCAAAGCCCGAACACGGGGCCGACTGCCGCGCAACAAGCGCAGTTGGCGGCGCAGCAGAAACTGGCGGCGCAAAAAGCCGCTTTTCTGAGCAGCCAGGCCAGCACGACCACGCCCCAGCCGGGAACGCCGGGGAGCGGGCTGACATCGCAGCAGCAGGACGTGCAATCGCTGATGCAACTGTTGCAGCCTTCGCAGCAGGGCAACACGACGATCAGCGGCGGAGTGGGCGGAAGCACCCCGCAGCCGACGAGCGGATTGACGACGTTGAGCGTGTAGGGGAGACGAACCATGCCGCAGATGCTGGCAAATATCGGGACATACGCAAGCAGCCCATCGGTAAAGGGCTTGGAGACCGTGGTGGGGGCAGGCTCCAACATTGCCGGAACGATTGACAACATGATGCAGCAGAACGCCTACAGCAACAGCCAGAGCTACCTACGCAACCTGGCGACGAACCCTGTGGCGTTCCAGGAGGCGGCGCAGAAGTATGTGCAGCCGCTGAACCAGGGGCTTGTGACGGCAGTGACCAACGCCACGAACTCGCAACTGGCGGAGCGCGGTCTGGGCGGGAGCAGCGCGATCACGCAGGCGACGCTGGCGCAGGCGCTGGCACCGTACATTGCACAGAACCAGCAGCAGGGGCGCAGCGACCTGTTGAACGCGTTGGGTTTGCTGGGAGGCACGAAGCCGACCGGACAGAACGGCTTTACGGACATCAGCAAATTGCTGGCGCAGCTCAAGGCGGGCGGGAGCGCCAACAGCACCCCGCAATCGCTGAACCTGAACGGCGCGGATCCGCTGGGGCTTAATGCCCCGCAGGACACGGCGCCGACACCGATGATGCCGATGGGAGGCGGATTCGACCTGAGTTCGCTACTGAGCAGCCTGCCGACCACCACAACGCCTACCGTGACATTGGGGGGATAGATGAACCCGATTGCAGCAGGATTTCTAGGAGCGGCGCAGGGCATTGGCAATCTGGGTGAGCAGACCGCCACAGCCGACGAAATTGTTGCGCGGCAGCAGGGAGCCGCAGCGGAGGCCGCGCAGAAGGAAAAGGCGCGACTTGACGCTATTGCACAGCGCAAGCAGAAATTTGACGCGCAGATGAAGGCGAAGCTGGCAAAGAAGCCGGTGGGGACACCCTTTACCAACACTGAGGGGAAACTGGTGCAGAGGTTTTACGACCCCGCCACGGCTACGCTATCGGTGGAGCCGGTGGGAAGCGGGGCAGACGCGACACCGGAGAACCCGGCACAGGCTCATCTGCGGATGTTGAAGAGCATTGGGATGAGCGATGCGGACGCGCAGAAGGCGGTGCAAGCGAAGTTTGGACCACAGCCGGAGAAGAAGACCGCTTTGGAGCAGAAGTACGACACCTACCTCAAACTGTTTGGCAAGAAAGAGGCTGACAGGATGATGGAAGTGGAGGGCGGACTATTGCCACGCCCGAAGGCGGCAGGAGCGGCGGGAGGCCCTGCGGCGCTCACAGGCGGAAACGTGAGCGATTCGGTAAAGTTCTACGCCACGCAAATTGCAAACGGAAAGGCCAAACTGAGCGACGTTCCGGCGAAGGAAAAGGAAGCCGTATCAACGTATATGCAGCAGAAAGGCATGAAGCCCATGCCGAAACCCACCGCGCCGACGCAAACAGCGGCAGAGCGTTCGTTTGTGATGAAGGAAACGGGAGCGCGTATTTTGGAGGAGTTGGACGACCCAGAAATCCAAGCCCACCTCGGACCGGTGAACGGACGCGCCACGCAAGCCCTGATCGCGCTGGGAAACGCGCCGGAGAAGGTGGCGAAGTTCTACTACGACCTTGTATCCTTCGGCGCGTTTCAGGCGGGGCAGCACCCTGTGCGCGGCATAGGGGCGTTGGAGTATTTCGACAAGCGGTTTGGCGGACTGGCGCAGACGGCAGACCAGTTGAAGGGAAAACTTGCATCGGCAGGACTCACGGCGGACAGTGTGATGAAGTCCGCCAAGACAGACGAACCCAACCAGGGAGACACGGTGACAGTCACCATTCCATAAGCCATGCCCGACGTAAAAGCCATTTTCGTGAAGAAGAATCCCGACGGCACGATTGTAGTGAAGTTGCCGGATGGGGGGACGCGCGTGTTGCCGGGTACGGCTTTGAAGGCCAGTGCCGCGCCGAAGGACAGCGGGGCGGATGCGCTGCGGCAGGAGATTGAACGCAACGACAAGGCAAAGGCCACGGCGAAGAAGAACACATTTGACGACGTGGTATTGGATGCGTATCCGACGGCGTTTGGACAGGGATTGGCGGCGATGGTGGGAGGCAAAGCCGACCCGTTGCTGAGTGTTCCGGTGGCGACGCTGGGGGGAATGAGCGGAGAAGCATTGCGCGAGATTGTGGGACCGGCGATGTACCACGACCCGGCGCGGATAGCCGCGTTGCCGGGAGGACACACGCCGGAGCATCCTTCGGGATGGAGAAGCTACTACGACGTGACCAACGAAGCGGCCGGAAACGTGCTGAACGAGGGGCTGGCGCAGGGCGCGACGGAGATGGGGAGCAAGGTTGCCGGAGGAATGTTTAGAAAGATTGGCGAGATGCTGGGGCTGGACAAGGCCGCAGCCAGCAAGGCGCTTGCCGAGAGCGGGAAGGGTGTGCAACTGACACCAGGCGAGGCCGGGGGGGGAGCGGCGATAAAGGCCGCAGAGGAGTATGTGCCGCACCTGCCCGGAGCGATGGGGCCGATGAAGACGTTTGAGGAGAAGCGGGCGGCGCAGACTGCCGCTGAATTGGCGCGGCAACTTGACGCGGTGAGCGCACGGGGATTGAGCAAGGAGGCCACAGGGCAGGAAGTGGCGAAGGTGGTGGATGCTGGATTGAAGCGCGACGCCACGGAGGCCGCCAACGCCGCGTACAACCCGCTCAAGAAGCCGCTGGGACTGCCGGAGACGGCCACGCGGGACGAAATCAAGCGGGCGGCACGGGCGGCCGCCAAGAAGGGCAACACGAAGCCACTGGCGGACTTGATGAAGGCCGACCGGATGTACGCCGACACGCGGGTTGCGATGAGCAAGCGGCTTTTGAAGGGATTGGCGGATGCGAATAAGCCAGAGGCGGTTTCCGCACTTGTGCAGAAATCCACTTTGCGCGAGCTGAGGACGTTGAAGGACGCGCTGCCGCCACAGACGATGCAGGCAGTGAGCCGCAACATACTGGAGGACGTGTTTGCTGGAGCGCAGAACGCCAAGACGGGCGAGTATGACGCAGCCAAGATCATGACGGGATTGAAGGCTTTGGACAAGGATGGTCCGAAGACGGCAATGCTGTTTGGCAAGCAAGCCCCGGTGATACAGGACAGCATCAAGCAGATCGCCAGCATCCAGCACAACCTGAAACTTGGCGGTTTGCGCGGAAGCCTACACGCCTATGCAGTGCCGGCGGCGATTGCCACGACCGCGCTGACGATGGTGGGGACTACGTTGGCGGGACACCCGCAGATAGCGGGAGCGGAGGCGGCGACGATAGTGGCGGCGATGGGCGGAGCGCGGGCGTTGGCATGGCTTATGACCAACCCGGATACGGCGCTTGCCACGCTGGCTGCATTGCGGACGATTGCACAGGGCGGAATCAAACTGATACCGGCGGCGGTGGACACGGCGCAGGGGTACACGCAGACGATGCCGGTGAATACAGCGGCAGATTTGAGACAGGCAAACATCAACGCACCACTGGCAGCAGGAGGAGGACGGTAATGAGGAGAAGGATGAAGCGGATAGCGGCGGTATTGACAATTTTGGGCGGGGCGGTTGCCTGCCTGGCACAGAGCGGGTACACCACAGTCACCGGAACCAACGCATGCTATGCCAACGGCAAAGTGCAGGCTCAATGGGTGAACGGCAACACGTCCGCCCCCATCCAGCCGAACATCAACGGCGGGATATTCCCGCAGATTGTGCCAAGCAACATCAGCGCGGCGGGAGTGTTCACAATCAGACTGGCGGACAACAACGTGATTTCACCGAGTTCGAGCCAATGGCAACTGACCATCTGCCAAACCGGAGGGGAAACTTGCTACGCACAGACGCTGACCATCACCGGAACCAGCCAGAGCGTGACCAGCAACTTTACCGGGGCGCCATGCTCGGGAACGGCCACAGCCACCACACCGGGGACGGTGATACTTCCGACAGGCCAAACTAGCACCAAACTGTCTACGGTGGCGATCACAGGCTCATACGCCGATTTGAGCAGCAAGCCGACCAATTTCCCTGTGACCTATACGGATGTCACAACGGCCACAAACCAGGACAACCGGGGGACATTGACGCTGGTAGCGGGGACGAATAGCTACACCTTTACGCAAGGTCCGGGGACTGCGGGCGTATGGACGACAGCGCCGGTGTGCCAAGTGCAGGACACCACCTTTGCCGACCAAGCGAACACTACGCTGACGGTGACGGCCAGCACGTTGACGATTGCGAACGCCACCAACACGACAGACACCTACACCTACCTTTGCACTCCGGGGAATTAAGATGAAGAAGTTGATAGTGAGATTCGCGGGACTTGTAACGCTGGGATTGCTGGTCGGCATTGCCTACGGGCAGAGCGGCAAGACGGCGGTGACAGGCACGGTTGCCTGCTACGCCAACGGCAGTGTGCAGGCGCAGTGGATCAATGGCAACCCGACTAGTCCGACACCCCCGAACCTGGGCGGCCAGCCGTTCGCACAGGCAGTGCCGGGAAACCTGAACAGCAGCGGCGTGTTCAACCTGAGTTTGGGCGACGTGAACCAGATACAGCCGCAGCCGAGCACTTGGAACATAACCGCCTGCGCGAAGGGCGGGAGCCAGCCGCTGTGCTACACGGCCAGCGTTGCGGTTACGGGCAGCAGCATGAACGTGAGCAGCTACTTTACAAGCGCACCATGCCCTGCCGGAACACAGCAGATTACGCAGTTGACGCAAGATGTTTTGGCGACAGGTCCGGGGAGCGTACCGGCAACCGTGGTGGGAGCAAATGGTGCTCTGATACCCACAAATGCGGGGTTAGTGGGAACAAACGGTCTGGGGCAATTTGTAGCCGCAGGATCTGGAAGCGGGTTTGTGCAGACCATCCCCGCCGGCCCACAGACGGTTACGCAGCCAAGTGGGACGAGCCTGATTGCCAATTCGTTTGGCGGGGCGATATTCAACGTCAAGGGATATGGTGCGACGGGCAACGGTTCGACGGATGATACTGCATCAATCACTGCCGCGATTTCAGCCCTGACCACGAACGGCGGCGGGACGCTGTACTTCCCCAAAGGCACGTACCTAACCAGCACTTGCAACTTCACGCTGTCTGTGCCGACTGCGGTGAAGGGCGATACCGAGCCTTCGATTGACCTGACCAACATGGGTTCGTCCATCGTGTGCGCTTCGGGGACAGCCAAGCTGTTCAACGTGACGGCCAGCATTGTGACGTTCTCTGACATTGGCCTGTTCAACGGACAGACGACCAACCCAACGGCGGGAGCGGGAATCTACGCGGCCAGTTCCAGCGCAACACAGGAAGTAGACCTTGACCGTACAACGGTGTGGGGATTCTACGACAATGTGGACATCAACAACGGCGCGTTCTGGCACATGATTGCCAACCACTTCATCGCTCCGGTTCGGTACGACCTGTACCTGCAAAACACCGTGCAGCCCGACCAAGGCGACGGCGTTCTGGCGCAAAACAATTTCAACGCGGGTGCTTGCTACACCTACGCCACAAGTAGCTGCTCACCGCGCAATCCAACGGCACTTGTGAAGTGGACATCTGGCGGCGGGTTGAAGGTGTCTGCCAACAAGTTCAACACGGGCGATTATGTGGGTGGCGGGTATCCGGTACACAGCTTTGTGGCCGACTTCACCGGAGTCGCAAGCGGCGAGTTGAACTTTGTGGGGAACACGCTGACGGGCGCAACGCAGAGCTCGGTGACGCTTACGGCCATGTCGTTTGTCTATATGGAGGACAACTACCTCGACAATCAGACGGGCTATCCGTGCCTGACGGCGACGGGGCTGAACCAGTTTTACATTGGTGGTGGAACGTGCCGCGTGGAGAACAGCCCTGCCAGCGGAACGGGCATCTCGATTAGCGGCGACTCAGGAACTATCGGGCCGATTTATTTTCAGGGCGTAACCACGCCGACCAGCATCACAAACGACGCGGGATTTGGTATTGTGGGAGCGCAGATAAACGACTTGTCCACGTTCACCACGCAGAGCTTCAATTCGGCCATCAACGGCGGCTCTACGGTGTTTAGTTCGTTCTACCAGAACGGCGGCGGGGCAGTGGGAGATGGTGGATACGCTGGCATCCAATTCCTGAATTACTACGGCACTAGCAAGTATTACTCCGGCATCACCGCAAATCACGACAGCGGCACACTGAGCATGAACTTTACTGAGCCGCGAGACGACACAGCGGGCGCTGGCTTCCAGTTCTATCGGCACGATGGAACGAAGCTGCTGACTCTGGACGGCAACCAGTACAACTTGGGCGGGGCGGTGAGCGCGAACTTCCAGCCGAGCGGGTACAACAACCTGCAACTCAACTCGTTCAACTTTGCAGCAAACACGGCGGCAGTTCGCGCATCAAGCGGCCAGCTGATATTCGACTCGTTCGGAGCGAACTCATCCACGCAGGGAACAATAGGCTTCTATACGCGCTCATCCGACAATTCGGTGAACGCGAACCCGCTGACGCTGTACTCAACCAAAGTTTATGCGGCGAAGCCGTTATGGGAGATTGGCGCGGCTGGCGGAACGACACCGCTATTCCAATTGAACTATGACGGCGTGACTGGCGGCGTGACTGCATCCTCTACGGGCGTGTGGAATATGTCCAGCGGTGCGACCATCGGCAACGGTGCGGCAATCACGGCATACTCCATCACATCGAACGTGGCGACGTTCACGGCAAGCAACTCGTTCTCGTCCGGCCAGACGGTGACGATTGGCGGATTCGGAACATCCACGTTCCTTGACAACGTATCTGCGACCATCGCCACGGCCAGCGGTTCGCAGTTCACGATTCCCTTCACCCACGCGAACGCAAGCGCGACGGAGGCGGGATTTGCCAGCGTTCCATTGGCATCTGCGGCCTCACTTGCAACAGACGGGCAGGGGAAGATTATTGCGGGAACGAGTGGTGGCCTTATCGTGGGAACAACGACCATCACCAGCGGGACGAACGGGAAGGTGGAGTACAACAACTCCGGTGTATTGGGTGAGTTGAGCGCATCCACCACGGTCAACGGACAGACCTGCACATTGGGAAGCACCTGCACCGTGACTGCTGCACCATCCAGCACCGTAACCATCGCGCAGGGCGGCACGGGTACATCCTCGACACTGACGGGGCTTGTGCGCGGCTCTGCATCGGCCATGACGGCGGCAGAGATAAGCGGCGACTGCACCACCAGCGGGAGCAACGCGATTACCTGCACCAAGACCAGCGGGACGGCGTTTGGTACGGCGGCGACTGTGAACACCGGAACCAGCGGAGCGACTATCCCGCTGCTGAACGGGGCAAATACATGGTCTGCGCCGCAGACGTTCTCGTATGCAGGCACCACTGCGACGTTCACCGATACACAGAGTGGCAGCATTGGCGCGGTTGTGGCGAATTTCACTGCCCCGAACGTGATCGCCAACAGCGGCGTGGTGCTGAATGTGGGAACGGCACTTTCTACCTATAACGCTTTTCAGTTTCAGTTTGGAATACCTACGAGCGGAGGAACGGGAAGCAATAAAAACTTTGGATTTTTCAATATCTATGGAAGACCCGGTTTGGCGGTTTGCTCAGACGGCACTCTGCTTAGCGGAACAAGTTTTCCTTCAACCTGTCCGTTGTTGGGTGGTGGCGTGGATACGCCGTTTTTGTACAACACCGCCGCGCAGACCACGGTTTCATGCAGCACCAGCGGCACGGCGGTATTCAGCCAGCCGGATCAGGGCAGCAGCGACAAGAAGGTACTCATCCACATGGCTGCGTGTCTGGGGACGGCCAGCTACACGTTCCCAACGGCCTTCACTAACACGCCCAGCGTTTACGCATCCAACAATGTGGCAGCATCCATCGCTACCAGCGTAAGCACGACAGCCGTAACCGTGACGGGCGCAACAACGACCGGAAGTTTGTTATTGGAAGATTACTAAGCTGGCTGACGCACTAGCTTAAACAGAACGGGGAAGAAGGAGAACGACACGATGCTTCAAGAGTCCACCATCGCCGTACCAACATCCAGTGTCACCGCATTACTATCGGTGGCGGGAGGCGGAGTCCTTGCATCCGTTTCTTTCATTGTCCATTTACTGATACGTATTCTCTCGAAGGTCAACGACCTTGCCACGCATAACGCGCTGATGGATGACCGGATGACAGACTTCAAAAGACGAATTGAAAGCTTAGAGAAGCGCAGGGGGGATGACTATGGACGCATCCCACACGGCTCGGAGGTCTAGCATGACGGCAACCTTGAAGGTGACGGAGGACGGAGCGGTGGTAGTCGAGCGGGACGCAACTGAGCCAGTGCGCCACATTCCCCGCAGTGAGTCTCTATGCCATGCGGGACTGCCCTGTATGCACTGCCGCAAACAGGCCGGAGATGCGGATGTAGACAACGTGGACGGAGGGGAAAAGCGTGGCTGACTTCGCACCAGCACTCGATTACGTCCTGAACTTCGAGGACTCCCAGCGCAGCTACGCATCCAACCCCGACTGCGGGGGATTCGCCATTGCGGGCATCAACAGCAACGCATGGCCGGAGGACTACGCGGCGGTGGCGGCTGTGCCGCAGGCAAAGCGCGGCGCCGCAGTAGCCAGCTTTTACGAAAGCAAGTTTTGGGATGCGCTGAACATTGGCGCGGTATCCGCGCAGGATGTGGCGAACCGCGTACTGGACATGAGCGTGAACGCGGGACCGCGAACAGGGACGAGGCTGCTACAACAGGCGGCGAACACGCTGGGATGCACCTTGACTGTTGACGGAGTGATGGGGCCAGCCAGCATTACAGTGGTGAACGCGCTTGACCCGCAGGCGTTGCTGACGGCCTACCGCGAGGCCAGGGCAGCGCACTACAACAAGATTGTGGCGGCGAACCCAGCCAACCAGAAGTACCTTGCAGTGTGGTTACAACGGGCGGAAGCCTGAACGCAGAACCGGAGGCAATACCATGAACGAAGCACAGCACCCCCTGATGTTCCTGATTCAGCACCCAATGGCGATTGTCTGCCTGATTGTGGCCTACCTGTTTGTGGTGGCGGCCGGCAATATGCCGGAGCTGCCCCCGAACGCGGGCTTCTTTACCCGGTGGGCGGCGGCTTCGATGCAGGCCATCGCCGGCAACATCAAAGAAGCGGCCAAGATTGTGCGGAACGTTCCGCAGGTGAAGGCGGCTGAGGCGGCGGCGGGGATTCCCCAGCAACCCGGCTTGGACGGCTGACCGCCGGGAGGCTGGCGTGACGACAGTGAAGGTGACGGACGGAGGCGCAGGACCGGGCTGGAAGCTGGTTCTGTGCCTTTTGCTTGCCCTGAGCGCGATAGTGGGGCTGGCGGTGAGGGGTTGGGAGCAGGAGAAGGCCGCAAGGGCTAAGGCGGAGGCGGTGAACGCCCAGAATGACCGCCAGATAGCCGCATTAGGCTCCCAGATAGCCCAGCGCGATGCGGAGGCCGCCTTGTATGCCCGGAGGCTGGCGGACGCGCAGAAGGCCATCCAGACCCCGCAGCAGGCGGTACAGGTGATAACCCGCTACCTGCCCGCCCCGGACGCGGCGCCGGTGGTGGTGGGGAAGGCGGATCTGCCGCAGGATGTACTGTCCAAGCTGCCGGACAGCCCCGGATATGTGATTTTTACCGCCAAACAAGCACAAGACCAGGCCAAGCGGGATTTGCAGTGCGACGCCGACCAGAACAGCCTGAAAGCCTGCCGCGCCGACCTGATAGACACGGTAGGGGAGTTGGGGATAGAGAAGCGGACGGCGCAGGCATGGGAGACGGCCGAAAAGGGCGGAACGAAGTGGCACAGGCTGGTGAAGAGCCTGAAAGTGACCGGATGCGCCGCGGCGGGGGCGCTGGTGGGCGCGGAGGCCACGGGGGGATATGAGCGAGGAGGCTATGCGGCCACGGGAGCGGCGGCGGGCGCAATTTACTGTTCCATTTTCTGAAAAACAGGTGTAGGCTTTTAGCACAAGCAGCACCCATCCCAGAAGTAATCCATAAGGAGAAAGCGTATGTCGTTTTTGAGCGTGATTGGAAAGGGCATCAAGACGGTAGTGACGGCAATCGGCCACGGATTTGCGGCCGTGTTTGGCGCGAACGGTGAGCAGGCGGTGAAGGACTTTGCCGCAGCCGAGGTTGAGCTGTTGAAGACCGATGCGGGGCAGGTTGCCTTGCAGGTGGTGGAGACGCTGGAGACCACGGGGCTGACGAGCGCCAGCAAGCGGACAGCGGCGGCAGCGCAGATCACGGCGGAGTTGGCGAAGGAGGGCATCAGCGCCGGCGAGGCCACGGTGAACCTGCTGATTGAGTTGGCGGTGAACGTGGTGAAGGGCCATGTGACGGTGGCTCAGGCGGCTGGCATCAGCGACGACCCGACGGAGACCGACAAGCACCAAGCGGCGCCGAACTCGGCACAGGAGCAGGGCGCGACGGAATCACTGGACGGCTAGACATACACAACACGCACATCAAATAGAATGGCCGCTGCCCTGGTTGGGGTAGCGGCCCTTTGATTGCGCGAAGCCGAAAGGGAGAGAACCGGCGGCGCAAAGCTAAGAGGAAAAATCAATCAGATGGAGTCTGCTAGTGTTAATAGCAGCCCAGCCATCAGGAGATAACGGATGATTTCGGTTGTAGTGCATAAACCGAAAAATTACAACGATGTGCGAAGCATCATGCAGCACAAATGATGAAAATGTGGAGTATCGCTCTGGGTGATCTCCCATTGCGTATTTTTCAGCCAACTCGCGCGTTTGAGTGGAACGCTCCGCGAGAGCAGATTGAAGAGATGTAGCCAGTTGGGCAGTAAAGTAACTATCATCTCCTTTGTTTTGCTGAATAAAATCATCAGCAAAATTACACTCTTCAACTTCACGGTGTTCCTCTGTTGAGCCAAATCCTAAAATCATAAATACCTACTTTCTAAGTTTGACCGGATATGTACTAGTTACGGAAGATGTGATCCACGATGCAGGCTCCGATAGGAACAACCAGACCCATGAAGAAAACGAAGGCGACACCGGCGTAGTTTGTGATGTGGGGCATAGCTACACCGATACCCCTTCCGCCTGGAGGATGGCCGCAGCCTTCAACTTTTCCTCCAGTGCGTCGAGAGTGCGACCGACCTGAACATTGGAGACAGGGACGATTTGATACTGGCGGGGGACGTACTCGGTGGGGCGGAATCCGAAACTGCGCCGAACCTCCTCCTCGTGACGGTCGTGGGAAGCCTTGTTATCCGCTTCCATGCGGAAAATTGCAGCCCGCGCATCGAACAGCGAAGGCCAGAAGCCGACCAGTTCCGACTCCTTGACCACTTCCCCCTCTATCTCCTGAATGTCCACCTCAACAACGGCGAAACAGGGTATATTGAAGGTGATGGTGCGACCATAGGTGATTGACATAAACGACCTCCCTTGAAAGTGAAAGTACACCCGACCATGCAACGTGTCAAGAAAATAATACGGTAACAAAAAGTAAAATCAGAAAACAGGGTAGAGACTTTGGGCTATACGGACTAGCTGCCGCGCTTGCCGGGGCGGTAGCGATTGAGGGCGTTGGCGATGCGTTCCGCCATGCTTCCACTGCGGGCGGTGCAGATGTTCTCTGCCCCGCGCATGACGGAGCAGTCGACATGGGCGAAGCGCGGAGCGGCGCCGAGGCGATGGAGCAGAATGGAGTCCGGCTGATCTGGCGGCAGGTAGACTTCTACCGAAGTGCCAGGGGAGTAAACGTAGGTATCTCCCTTGCGAAAACAGTAAGCCTCGGAGGGGGATACTTTCATTTGGATGCGGTCATAATATGAAAACAGACCGAACAGCGGGACGTTGCGGAAAAAATCAAAATCAACACGCGGCACGGCGGTGGTCTGGTTTGGCATGAGAGTTCCTTTCATTGGCGCTGGATCTAAAAAACTTGTTAGCGAAAATGGGCTATATGCGGGACTGCCGGCGCAGGTTAGAACAGGCGACCGCCGACAATACGCGGCTGAACGGTGACGAATACCCCCCCCAATTCTGAGGAGGATAGCTGGGTGGCATCCTTAGCGCCGTAGGCGATAAGGGCAGACGGAGCGCCGGAGGATTGGCCGGGGGTTGAGCCGTCCGGCAGGCAGAACGGGACACGGCCGCGAAGGAACAGCACACCGGAACAGGCAGGCCAGATGGTGTCTTGCCAGTCCCGTGTTTCCACGCGGCGGTGGATTCCATGCCGGGAATAAACAGGGACTCCGGCGCGGGCGGTGGCATAGCTTGCCCCTCTCTGTTCCCCAGTCCTCGGAGGATGAGGAGGGAAGGTCTACGCCGCAAGGTCACACTTGCGGTCAACGTCCAACACGCGAGGCTCGCAGTAGTATCCACTACGCAGAAGCAACGTGTTGAGGCGGTCGTTCTCTACCACCTCCGCGCCGATGTGGGCCGCGATCAGCCGCATGGCGGTGTCCTGATACTGGTCGCCGTAACCGTACTCGTACGGGCAGGCGAGCGTGTCGCCGTTGGGCATCGTGACGGTTACGCTGTGGTAGGTGTTGCCGTAGGTGCGGGAGAACCAGCGGCGACCCGTCACGCGAACCTGATTATTCTGGTCCATTCCGCACTTCGAGCACTTGCCGCTGGTGAAGTAGTGACGGCCCCAGAAGCACTCGCTCGCGGCCTTGTTTGTATCAATGGTCTTCATTGTGTTTCCTCCTAATTGGTTACGTTGGTTAGACGGCCTTGCTTGTTTCAGATAATGGGCGGCTTAGTAGACGCGGACAATCTTGGCGGTTGCGTCGTGGTCAAAGTTGCCCGTAAGTTCGTACCGCAGAAGGCTCCACGCTGCCAGAGCGCTAGCTGCGGCCCTGCGTGTTGCAAAGATGCGAGCATCGCGCTCGCCGTTGACTGTGTAGCTCCATTGGTATTTCATTGTGATTCCTTTGCGCTGGTGCGCTCTGTTGGGTTGCGTTGTACAGATCGCCGCGGGCGCGGCGCTTACCACTACTAGCTAAACCGCGCCATCATCAATTCTTTTTGCAGCTCCATTAATGATGCGCGGATATTGTTGTTGCACTCTTTAACGATGCGGGCGAAGTTCGGAGCGGCCGCGCCTTGCGGCGCTTCCGCGTTCCATACTCGCTCTATAAAGGCGGCGGCATCCTTTGCAATACCGTAGGAGCTAAAATCTACCATCATTGTCCGGGACAGGAAACGCGGCTCTAATCCCTCAATGCTGTTACAGGTGAATATGTAGATGGTGGCGGGCGGCCAGGCGGTCCCGTCTGTTTTGGATAGGAGGAAGTT